GGGTGCAAAGCACTGTTATTCATTGAGTGTCGCATAAAAACATAGATACGGGACATATCTTCACCCCTTAACCGGTTGTGTAATAGATAACTTCAATCTGAACATAGGTCTGGCTGGAACCGCCAACGCTGTGAGCAACTGTATTCGCTACACCAGATTGCAGGTTAGTAATGCTTTGCCACGCTGTTACAACCCCATTATTCACGGTTCCCCAATGAGTAACAGATTCTCCTGGGATTGAAATTGCTGGGTTCGTAGTTTCGTAAACATAGTAAGTAGTTTTACTGTAGTTCGTGACCGAGTATGCCTGCCAAGTGTATCCACGCCCGGATGGTTTCGTGTAAGAGTGAGACGTAGATGATAGTGAATATTTAACGGCAGTTATGGCTTCTGCTAAATATTGCATGCTAACGGACCTGCAACTACCGGCGAGACAAACTGTGCATGAATAGCCACCAGTATCTGCAATAAGCCTTGACCCAATGTCTACCCGACTAAGAGTCCATCTAGCACTGTAAGAACCACCGCTTCTCCATCCACTCTTAGTGTCTGCAGATTCACCGTATTCGGTATGTGATGTTGTCTTCTGCCAACCCTGCCACCTAACCCGGGCAGATATAACTGTAGCAGCAGTAAGATCAATTACCGTAGTCTGCCCGTTCAGTTTCGCAATCATGCCGCTATCAAAGGTTTTCCTGACCAAGACACTAACGCCAGCCGTAATTGTGTTGTAGTTGACGGTATCGGTAGGCGTAAATCTCGCATCATAGTTAATACTGTGGTTCGGAATTTGACCCGGATTAACCCAGGCAAATGCTCCGGCAACCACTTCGTTAGCATGGTTTTTAGCTTCACCCTCAGTAAACCATGTTGCCGAAGACAGGGCCTGACCGTAAGTAATCTGATTCGCGGTCGGCCATGTAAATGTCGGAGTTTGTTTCGCCACTACAATCGAGCTGTTAGCTGTTAGCGTTTCATAGTTAGCACTGTCAGTTGGGATAAACGAAACAGAATGTGATACTGTTCCAGCAGTAGGCATCGTAGAGCCATTTGTCCATGCAAAGGCACCAGGAACTGACCCTGTTCCACCGGTAAGAACTGACGCAGATAATGTCTGGCCGTAAGTAATCCCGGCAGCGGTCGGCCACGAAGACACTGTAGGCGTTGCCTTGTCGACAATAACGCGAATACCATCTTCTGCTACGGCAAACCTTCTCGGGTTATCTGGTGTAAAAATAGCCACCGGGTAGTGTGTTCCAGCGTTTAAAAGATCACTTGGATCCTGCCAACTAAAAACACCACTGACTTCCGTGCCCCAAGATGTTCTGGCTACCCCGCCCTCAAGGGATGCGGCCTCAACCGCTTGCCCGTAAACAATATTAGATGGGTCTGGCCACTCCATGACCAGCTCAATCGGGCCGCGCTTCATCCTAACTGAGTAGTCACCCATCTTGTGGCGGCGGTTCACCATTGAATTATGATAACCAACAGCAAAGTCGTTGGTAACGGCCATTAAATCACTTCCGCTTCAAAACCACTAATGTAATAGTCGATTGCCGAACTAACATCAGCCCGGCCGGTAATCCTTTGTCCGGCGGTCATCACCTGATCAACAAAAGGTATGGTAATCGTATTCTCTTCGCGATCCCCATAACCCGGGACCACATAACGGTGCAGCACATTGATGGTGTTAAACTGGATTGTGACCCAGACATCTGCTGCTGTCTTATTGCAAAGAGTAATTGCTTTAACCATGCGATAGTGATCCACCGGCACTGCAGCCGAATCAATATTGGCAAGTGCGTTGGTTAATGTTCCTGTTCCTATAATTACATTCATTTAAACTGCCCCCCAGACGCGATTAACCCTATACCATTGTATTAAGTCATCGCGGTCATCTTCCACACTGACAAGCCTTCCATCGATGGCGCCGGCGAGCAGTTCAAGTGCATCAATGTCACTCTCGGCTACCACCACCCGGTTCTGTAGAGCACGGATATCCTGGGCAGCTAACACCCTCGATATCACCGTTCCCCCAGGCCAGGCCCTTGCTGAAAATTCAGGCTCATAGCCGCGAGTTACTCCGGTTAGAGCTCCAGTAGCTTTTCCTGTGTAGAGAATGGTTTCTGATATTGGAGATCCATGGCTCGATAAAATATCATATTCAGAGGTGGAGTCAGGAAGAACGCCCCATATTGATGTCACCGTAAGGACTGTGGCCGTATTGCTGGCGATAATCCTTCTTTGGCCAGCCCCGGTTCCAGCGATAATACGAACAATCATCCCTACAAATGCGTTGGGTTCCCATGTTTTGGTATCATCTTCGAGTTCATCGGCTACAGCGACTTCTTCTTCGCCCTCTTCTTCGCCCTCTTCTTCGCCAACCTCTACATAACTGCATGTTCCGGTATCCTCAACAGTTGTAATCATGCCCTGACCAATGGTTGCAAGGTTCGGCGGGTCAGGGAAAACATCTGCATTGAGCACCGGGATTGATGTTTCTAAGTTATCAATATCATCAGCCAGTTCAGTCGCAGGACTGCGAGGCATCGGTTCATAAAATGTATCTAGCATTCTTCCTACCTCCTAAGACCACAATTCAAATCCAATCGTGTATTGCTGGCTCGGTATCCGGTTCAGGTGCTTTGCGCTCCGCTCTATTGATTGAGTAAACTCGTTCATCAGGGCAAGCGCTTTATTTTCTTCCCCAGGGATAGCCTCCGCTATCGATTGCCAGTAACGGGCAACGCAGAATTGAACCACATCATTGTAGAAAACCTGATGAACTTCTAACTCCGTATCTCCGTTAGAGTAATCAAGCGGTTCAGGCACTCTCGTATAAGAGATGTAGTAGAGACCGTCTGCAAGCACGGCTATCTGGTTGTCAGGGGAAATGTGCTTCTTGAAGACCACAATATTGCTATCGTCCCTGACTTCGTGTAAGGTCAGGATGTCATCGGGCAGGGGATATTCCTTGCTGGCTACCGGTAGACCACGAACTTCTGTTCCAAGCGGCCAAGCAATGGCATCTGTGCTATCAACACCCCTTGTTACACCGCTTACTGAAAGGTGATCGGCAACAGTATAAGAAATTTTCTCATATAGGCCGCCATCTCCGATAATTAGCGTATCCGGTGGTTCCGGCACATTTATAGCATCAATTAACGGAATATTGACAGTGTTCGCTTCAATGTCCACCTTTAAAGTGGCCAAGACCGGGGGATACCACATACGCATACGCTTTCCGTATCTCTTTGCGATTTCAATCTGGGCCGCATTAATCCACCCTGCCAAAGTGGCGGCGTTAATTGATGCTCCAATAACCCCTTCAACCTGCTCTCTTATGTTTCCAAAATTCATAACTACACCTACCTAACGAGAGTTGGTCCCTCTCCGGCTTCGGTTAACCTGTGGATTATTTCCTCGGGCAACATGACCGGCTTACCCCTCTTAATCTGGGTATTCCAGCCATTGGTTCCGACAACAACAAAGGTGTCATCAGGGTTAAGATCTTTCATCGGGATTAAAACTTTTTGTTTCTTGGTTTTGTTCAGCTTCTCTGCGGTCTCACGACCAAGAGCGGTAAGCTGTCCGTCAAGGCTTAATCTGACAACATCTTCGGCGGGTTCACTGTGGGCTGCAAGCGGGTCCGCCATCTTACTCGCGGGGTCTGCTTCGGCCATTAACCCTTCCTTAATGTCATCGCGTTCCATTATTTCCTCTTCATCGCTTGCAATATCCTTAACATCTTCATCAAAAATATCTACAGTTTTCTTGTCCTCAGACACTTCTTGAATCCTCCTTTAAAATAGAGGCGGGAGAGGTTGCCCTCCCCCGCTACTTACTTCAGATTAAGACTACAGGCTGGAGCAGTGCTCCACGCGAATCATGGCCAGTTCTTGCAGGCGGACGGTAGCAATGAGCGCCTTCCAACCGACCGTGCTTCTCTGGTCAAGCGGGTCAGCCGAGCCGGCCGAACCCTTCTGTTTCACGATTACTTCAGGCTTGCTGGACCCGGCAACGTCAACAACTCCGTATGCCCCGCTTCCAACAACCAGTGCTCCATAGACATCGGCTCCGGCATTACCTTCGCCAACCCAGATCGGGCACATATTGGACTCAATCCAGCGAACACCGTAGAGTTCACCAATCTCGCCGTTGAAGATCTTCTTCGCTCCAGCATAGAGGTTGGGCTCACGCCATTCTGCATGGCCTTTCAAATCGTATGCTCCATCGGGATGGATAAACCCAACATAGGAGCCACCTTCGGTCTTGACGTTGTTGCGAGCCATAATCTGGCGGACACGCCTCACGTCAGTGCCGGTAAAGACGTTTGCAGCTCCCACGTTGCCCCGGGCGATACCGCCGCCTACATAGTAGACGTTGGTGCCGTTGAAAACGACATCGCGGACGCGGGTCTCCAGGGTGAGCGCAGCCTGTTCGGCGTTCAGTTCAGTGGTCTCAGTGATAACATCATCAAGACCAACCAGATCGAGCAGGTCAGTCAGCAGGGTGTAAGAACCTTCCTGCTTGACAGTTGTGGTGATCTGGGATACCGACAGGTTAGTGCCGGCCGGGGTAATACCCTCGACTAAAGAGTCGGCAGGGATGGGCAGACTGTTAAAGCGCCGGAAGTTAATGGTCGTTCCCGCACTTTTCGGGATCGGCTTCTTATACTTCTGGCCGTGCTCCAGGAAGTGAAGCTCCGGGAGTAGTCTGTCCAAAAGGACTTTATCGTAGAATGTTTGCTGCTGGCTGGGTAACTTAGCATAGCTGTTTGCCGGTTCTGGCATATTAATCATCTCCTTAATTAAATGTAAAAGCCGCCATTAGGCGGCCATCTGGTAATGTGTTAAGCTGTCAATGAATCCTTTACAGCTCTTCTTCACCGACTTCTTCTTCACCGACTTCTTCTTCACCGACTTCTTCTTCACCGAAATTAATCTCAGGAAGTTCGTTAGGGATAGCAGGCATGGCGTCGCCAGCGTCAACCGGGTCAGGGTTCATCGGATTACGGTAGTCATCGTCATAGTCACAACCGAAGGTTTCCCAGATAATTCCTCCGACAATATAGATTATTTCTTCTTCACCTTCACCTATGCCATTTTCGGCGTCAACTATAGCTTGGCAGGCATCCATATCGAAGATGAAACCTTTTTCGGTAGGCGTTACAAAGGAATTCTCTACTCCGTCCTCCGAATAGATCACATCTTTCAGTGTGGCATACCAATACCAGCGCTGACCATCGACGGTATCAATGGGCGCACCATTCTCGTCAGTCAACCAGAACCTCATCATAGATGGGGTATAACCAGTCCTGACGGTTAATTCACCGGTGCCGGCGTAATCTTCGCCAAAAACATATCCGTGCGAAATCTGACTTGTGTGCATATTAATGGCTTTTTGGTCCATTACTACTCAACTCCTTTTAAGATCGTTTGTGCTTACCTAATTTCACTTCTTCTTTCAGTTTGGCAAATTGCTCATCGGAAAGATCGGCTATTGTTGACTTGCGAGATTCGGGGGACTTAACCCCAACCGAGGCCGTGTCACGTTCCTGAATCTTGCGGATAACTTCCTGCTGCGCCTGACGGCTAACATCGCCTTTCAGAACCGCGTCCGCTAATTGCATCCGGTAGGCTTCCTTCCAGGGAAGGGTTGTTCCGTATGTTTTATAGTGGTTCATGCGGTATTCGTGGACAGTATCGTCATTCCAGTCAGGTAGTGATGGGTTCTCGGTGTGCAGTTGGCGAGCGTATTGAACCGCGCCGTTATATTCAGATTGTTCTCTGGAGCGTTGCGCACCTCGCCTGCTATCCTCGGTTTGTTGGTTGATTTGCTGTTGTTGCTTATAGAGAATCTTGGCAACTTCAGGTGAGGTCTTCAGGTCATCTGCCAGTTTTTCCAACTCTTCCGGGGTAATCTCCCGGTTAGGTGGCGCCCCCTGGGCCTGTTCTGCACCAGTCGTGCGGGTCTTTTCTTCCATCTCGGCCAAAATCTTAGCACGAATCCTTTCTTCTAACTTGCCACTTTCTTCTTTCCATTTCGTGGCGAAGGCTTTTGAAGCATCATCAGGAAGTTCCTGTTTCGGCCCCTCTTCGCCCTGCTTGGTTCCCTCGTCAGGGTCGGCGGCACCCTCTTCTTTTGCGCCCGATTCGCTATCGTCACCAAACAGTAATGCGTCCAAATCAAAACTACTTTCTTCTTTAGTCTGCTCCCCGGCGGCAGGAACCGAATCTACGCCCGAAGTTACGTTGACTTGCTCTTCCATCGATGTAATCCTCCTAAAATTTTCGTGTGCTGCGCCGGCCAGCACTATTTAACGGCAGTATTAAAAACAAAAACCTCTGCTTAGAGAGGTCTTTCGGTATAACCTATAAGTTATAATTTCTAATAAATAAACTTTAAATCAGATTTCCAAATACCTACCTGTCTGCCTTCTTTGCCGGGGTATTCATGCACATACTTGCAGTAACCCTTAAGCCGTTCTTTCTTCTTACCACTGGTCCACTTCATTAGCATATCCAGTCGTGGGCGGGTGTTTGCCTCAAGAATCCAAGGGTTTAACTCTTTATCAATCCCTATGTCAAGGCCAATTACCATAAGCCCCGGGTAATGTTTCTCAAGCACCTTGGCCGCCCTAAGAGAAAGGGTATAGAGGCGCTCCTTTAATTGGGCAGCCTGTTCTTTGTTCAGGCCGGCCCCGTGTAAAACCGAGCCGTATTCGCCCCTCATCCCGCCACGTTCAGGGCTTGAGACATATTTGCCCTGGCCGGCGACTTTGGCGAACATAAAAACTCTTTTCCACTCACCTTTGATTAACATAACGATGACCCGGGCATCAAAGATATTCCCCTCGCCAATATCCATGCCGTAAACAGTGAGTAGAGAATCTACTGATTGCTGAATGATAAAAGCCTCATCTGTATTGTGAACATATTCATCAGCCGCAGTAATGCTGTATTCGTCAGGAACCTTCAGGACATGCTTCCCGGCGCCCCGGCTGTCCGGTTTCACGTAGACAGCGCCATAAGCATCTACCATTCGCTTAAGATCCGTTAGGTTGTAGATCACTGTTTCTAAAACAGGCAGCTCTTGGGCCAGAACATTATTCTTGCTTAACTTACTCCTGACGTGTCTGAAAGTCATTACTGATCCACCTTCTTTGCTCTCTTGTCATAGATAATCTCTCCAGCTATCTGCCTGCAGGCGTGACATCTACCACAAGTTGAGCCATCTTCCTGCGGTTTACGGCAGGACCAGGATAGATCCAAGAGTTCTTTAGGAGTGGCCGCTACCACTTCTGCTTTCATCATGTGCAGGATCGGGTAGACTCTTTCCAGTGTTCTGCCCGGGACAGACCCGGCAGAGAAAACAGTAATTACTTCATCTACCCTTTGCCGGTATTTATGGATACGATCCCCCAACCTGATGGTAGAGGTTTTGTGGGCGCAGTTAATCATGTATTTAATCCCAGCGTATCTCTTGCGGTCGCGCAGCAAGATCCCGGTAAAGATGGCTATGATGTAGTCGTCCATCGTCATGCGCATCTCGGCGCCGTAGGAAAACGACCCTTCCAAATATTTAAAGTTGGTCAGGTTGTTATCTCTAAACCACTTGAGTGCCTTATCGGTTGCTTTTCTTTCTTCAACATGGCGGCCGGACCGGGTATCTAAGTTGCAGTGAAACACCAACAAGGTTTTGTCTGGATTTTTGGTTAGATAGTCATACATGCAGTAAACGCTGTCCAGACCGCCGGATAAATTGTGTAGCGTATCCATCTTCATATTATTTACCACCCTTGCAGACAATATCGAATGTGTTCATCTTTACGCGGTCAAGCTGGTAATACCACTTATCTTCTTTCTTCTCGATTGACTCCAAGGCTTCTAAGAACCCTGCTCCAAGTTGACTTTTGGGAGCCAAAACTACCCCCGAATCATCAGCAACAATCAATGCCCCATCGTAAATGTTTCGCAATTTTTCAGCTTCATCGTCCAGGTGGGTGTAAGTATTAACGCAACCCCTTGGGCTGAACCCGTAACCCCATATCGGGAATTTGTCTTTTAAAACAGCCTGGGCATCTCTAACCAACCCTCTGGCCACAATCCCGGATACACCCCGGTAAAGGAACAGATACTTAGATACCAGGTGTCCGAATAGCGCCCGGTCTTCACATTTGAGCGGGTCAATCAAGATAATACTTCTCTCAGGCGCACTGACGATTTCTCGGTGCAGGTGATAGTTTGACCCGTGTGTAGTGCGGACATAATGCACATAGCCGGCCGCTCTTGAGCCGGGGATTAAACATTTAAGCTGGGAATCAAAAAGCTCTGGTTTTCCCAGAGCATCGCATACTTCAGTAGTGCTTAATCGGTTTTTAAGGATATACTCCAACGCATCCATTACGTATTGTCCTTTCTTCGGGTGATGATTGGAATGTAACGCTTGCCGCCTATCATATTCTTATCAAGGTAGCGGGGAGTCATAAAAATTTCTCGCTCGGTGTCAAAAATGGCCTCTTGTGTATCCCATACGGTGCGGAGAACATCTGTCGGCCAGTAGCCAACAAAATATTGGATAAAACGGTCGGTGTCAAACTCTTCGCTGTAGACTTCTACGATGAACCGCCAGGTATCATATTCTGAGTCATATTCACGCTGCACGACCCTAACCGTGTCCGCAGGGTAGTCGTATCGCAAAGTGTCTGATAGATGGTCGTATTCTTTTTGCTTCTGTCTTTGCAGATCCACCATATACATTAAGATCCGCAGCAGGTCGTAGCTTTCGACATACTCTTTAGCAATCCGCCTCATTATGTCTGCCGGGTATTCTTGGGCCGCATAAATTACTCTTAAGGTGTCGGCAGTAAAGATGTCATCTGCCTGCAAAATCCTTAACATATCGTGGTCGTAAACGTATTCTCTGATCGATACCCTTAACCCATCGGCGTTAAACAGATCGGCTGATACTATTTCTCTTAGAGCATCATAAGAGATATTTACCTGCTCTACTGCGCCGAATGGCCGGGAATATTGTAATTTACTATAAGCAGATCTGGAATACATCTAATCACCCCTTGATCGGTTCCTCGACCGCCTTCAAGTCCGCTTCCTGTATGACATCCTTACTGATTAATACTGATTTTAAGTCTTCCGCAACCGCATCAGTCTTTATGAGACTTGATTCAAGTTCCGCCACCTTGTCTCTTAACATGAGAACCTCATCTTCCATCTTATCCTGAAGAGTTTTCTCTGCCAGAATGAACCAAGATTTCCCTTCATATAGCTGGTTAGCAACGAGTTTCATATCTTTGTAAACTTGTTTTTTCCCTCCGTCATCTATTTCAACTGCTCCTAAGTTGTCCGTAAATACAGCGTCATCAATCAAAGTGTCGGATATGTAGTTGTTCCCGTTTAATTCAAGTTTGTCCAATACTGTTCCGTCTTGCAGGGTTACTTTATGCACAGGTCATTCCTCCTTAATTTACTATACAGCTTATTCATGTTATCTCTTTGCCGCTTACTCATAATTTTATAATGATTGCCAATCCATGATTTATAAAAGTTTTCAAATTCTCTTTCGGACAAAACAAGTGATAGCTTCTTCAACTTCCTGCGCATCGCCGTAAGCCGCTTAGAATTTATTTTCCTGACAATACGGCCTGTATCGGTTAGCGAATACTGTATCTGCAAAAACCGCCAGTAGCTTGACAGCTTACAAATTCGTGTCTTATTCGTATTAACCGTGATTCCGATAGAATCAGCAACCTCGATTAACTCTGACAATAACTTCTTCAGATAATCTTTATCGCTATGAATTATATAGCTGTCATCCATATAACGACCGTAATATTTAATCCCCTTGACTATCTTGATATAATTATCAAATTTAATAGGATAAGCAATCCCGGCTACCTGCGCTACCACATCGCCAATATTCATATGTTTGTCCATGAACTTTTCCCCGGTCAACTTATCCTTGCTAATTTGTTGATATTCAAGAGAATTAAAAACCGCATCCATGCACCGTTCATATTCAACGTCCGTCAAATACGAAACATCAACCCTCGCCTTTTCAATAGTCTTTTTCATTAACCACAACGCACCGTCAGTAATACTTACGTCTTTAAATATATTAATAAAATGGTCATGGCGAATATTATCGTAATACTTCTTAAAATCTATTAATAAAATGTAACCTTCATTGCTTTTGTTCTGCTGATAATATTTCCGAAGATGTGTATCGATACGCCTTCTGGTGAAATCAATCCCCTTACCCTTTAGGCTCGCTCCGTTATCATAGATTAAATACTTCCTGATAGACGGCAACAGCGATTCATTACATAAGCAACCCTTTGCTATCCTGTCGTGAATCTGCTCCCCGGTTATAACCCTTACTTTTCCTCTCTCCCGAAGAACAAACTCTATACTCGGCAAAAACTTAAATGTCCGCTCCTTCAATTCACGGCACAGTTTTGTCAACTCTAACAGAAAATTCATCTCATATCTTTGCACCTGCGGCTTCCAGTCACTATTGCGCTTTGACCTCTTGTAAGCATCATATAAAGCATTAATATTAAATATTTCACGCTTATAACCACAGCTCTCGTAAGAGGTAGTGTCGTGTTTAGTATTTACCATAAGGAAGGATATTTTCTCCTTTCTCTTCTGTAGAACGGTCGAATGCCTCTTTATCCACAGCTTTGAAATCGGGACGAACTCCATTAGAGTTAGATGCGTTGTTGTTGTTCGCATTACCATTGTTGTTCACATTAGCGAAGTTCGTGGCAGATTCAGAAAATACCCTTTTAAATTTATTGTCGGATTTCCTCCACCCTTTCAGGAGGGTTATCTCTTTTTCAATATCGTTTGCAAAGCGCAAATATGCTTTCATGTCAACGGGCAAGGTTTCTATCGCATACTGAAGTTCTTGCAATAATCTATAACACTGACCTATTGCCTTATCTTGGTAGATTCGTCTTTCGACTAATTCTTCCGGGTATGAGGGGTAAATGCTGTTCGCAACAAAAATATTCTCCATGATACTGCGCAAGCAATCCATCACAGCTTGCCTTTGGTCTAAGATAAACCATTCTTCAAAGGAATTTGTTTTCTTTTTTCGCAAATTATAATGCTTTTGCTCATGTTCTTTTAATTCCTCGTATGGTCTACCGCCAAATATCTTGGATAAATATTCATCGGACTTCTTCGCACTATACCCGAAATCCCTCAGCAATAAATCGGTTATATCCTTTCTAACTTTGTAGAAATGATGAAAAAC